GATTTTGCTAATTTATATGCAATTTTAATATGGTCATCTACAAAACAAAATGAACGTGTTTGTGTACCATCACCATAAATGTAAAAACTTTCGTCATTAATTCTATTAATTAATTCAGGTATAACTTGTCCGTATCCACCCGACACCATTCTATCACCATATGTATTAAATGGTCTTAATATTAAATGTTCAACACCATTTCTTTCACACCAAATTCTAACTTGAAATTCACCAACTGTTTTTGATACTGCATATGAATCTCTATCTGCTAAGCTATTTAAAATAATATCATGTGTCTCTAGGGTAGGTAATTCAGGTGTGGGGCCATATACTTCCGATGATGATGTATAAATTATTTTTTTAACCGATGTTACACCCTCGCAGGCTAATAATATATTTTCTGTAATTTTAATATTGTCAGTTAATACTTTGAATGGAATGTCATAAAAATAACGAGTACCATTGATAGCGGCGTAATGAAATATAAACTCGGGGTTTTCCTTTGATATAATTTCTTTAAATGGAATTGTCATATCCCATTCATAAAATGTAAAATTAGAATGTGTTGGTAAATTTTCTTTTTTACCTCTAAAAAAATTATCAACACCTACAACATCATGTCCTTCCGATAAAAGATAATCTACTAAATGACTTCCTAAAAATCCTGCCGCACCTGTGACTAATATTTTCATGTTAAGCTTTATAAATTCTCATCCAATGTTCAATCATTTCATCCATCATACCCTCAAAAGTGTACTCTGGTTTCCAACCTAATGTTTCTTTAATTTTTGTACAATCACCTTTCAAATAAGATAATTCTTCAGGTCTTAAAAATTTAGGATTTTGTACAATGTAGTCTTCGTAATTTAATCCTAATTGACCAAACACATACTTACACATATCACGTACAGATCTACTCTCACCTGTTGCAACAACAAAGTCGTCAGCAACTGTGTGATTCATAATCATATGCATTGCACGTACATAATCTTTAGAATGTCCCCAATCACGATAAGAATCCATGTTACCCATTTCCAATTGATTCTGTAACCCTAATTTAATTCTAACCGCACCTTTAACAACTTTATTAGATACAAAGTTAGAACCACGTCTCGGTGATTCGTGATTAAATAGAATACCATTTGTTGCAAATAAATTAAATGCGTTACGATAGTTACGAACAATGTTGTAACCAAATACTTTTGTACAACCATAAGGTGACACAGGGTTCATACGAGTAGATTCTCTTTGGAACCCATCCTCATCCACCGCCGAACCAAACATTTCAGATGACGATGCTTGATAGAATCTTGCGTTAGGACACGATATTTTATATGCTTCTAAAATATTTAATACACCAATAGCATTTGATTGTGCGGTAAAAATAGGTATATCGTAACTAATTCTTACGTGTGATTGAGCACCAATATTATATATTTCATCAGGTTGAATTTCAGTTAACAACTTATGTAAAGTTGAGTAATCAATTAAATCACCATAATATGTTTTTACCTTATCTTCTAAATGACCGATACGACTTTCTTGATGTTCAGGTGTTGAGTTTCTACGTACAATACCGTGTACCTCATAACCTAAATTTAATAAATGTTCAGCCAAATAACTTCCATCTTGTCCGGCAATACCGGTAATAAACGCTTTCTTCATTCTATTTTATATTTTATATTTTTTAAAAGTTTAATATCATTATTAACCATCTTCTTCACTAATTAAAAATTTTCATTTCTGTTAGGTCTGGCCAATCTGTAACGACCCATTGTTTCGGTTCTGTCTCAATTGCCTTTGGTAGTTTATTTAAACCATTCTCTGCGGTTTCAGGTGTCATATAATAATGGTAACCATACGTGTCAATATTTTGGTCTCTCCATGGAATATTTGGTAACCTACCATCATATGACATCTTCTTAATTTGAATTGCAGCTTCTTCATTGTCAGTTAACAACATACCACCTCTACCTAACGATAGATGTTTTTGGAATTGAAAACTCAATCCCATAAATGTCCCTGAAATATAACTGTCTTTTTTCCAAAGAACCGCAGCATCAATTATGTTATGTGTAAGATAATAGTAATCAACCCATTGCTCATCTTTCCAAAACAAATCAAGTCCCATTTTATTAGCTAAAAATGGAATTGATAAGTAAGTTCTTTTTGGTACAAGGATTTCTTTTTCACCTGTGTATCTTAATGCTAATTCAATACCGTGGGTGCAACTATCCACTGCAATAGCAAAGGGAGACCCAAAAAATTTGGCAATCTCCTTTTCAAAGTTTGTTATTGATTCAAAATTCATATGTTATAATATATGTAAAATAATTGAATTAAACAAGTTTAACACACTCAACATTTAAACTTATTAATGTACCATTTTCCTTATCCATGTGTGGTATATATGATTGGGAATGATCATCATGAGCACCATGTTCGGTTGTCTCCCAATCATATTTTTCTATATTATTAAACCCAACAGATTCTAAAACTTTTTGAAGTGAATCAAAATCGTAAGTTGTTTTATGATAAATTGTTTGTTCACTCATTGGTATCTTACCAAAGATAGGACCCAAGAATGATTCTAATGGGTACCCATAGATTAGATACAATGTAACCATCGATTTGAAATCTGGCACCCCCAATCTTAATATACCATTAGGTTTTAACACCCTTTTCCACTCATTTAAGACACTCAATACTTCTGTTCTGTCAAAGTATTCAAGTACGTGTGATGAGTAGATTAAATCAACACTATTATCCTCAAAAGGTAATACAGTAATGTCGTGGGAATGTAGGTGGGGGAAATCTCCCCCATCAATATTAATCCATTCTGAACCGAAGTCTCTTTTTCCACAACCTAAATGTAATTTCATCATATACTATTTTAATTTAAAAATTTGAATGAACTGTTTCTCATTAATTAATTCATATTGATTATATTGTTGAACATTAATTTTATTATTATATCTTTTATCTAAAATTAAATAATTTGAATTCATGTTTATTATCTTTTCAGTAATCCAATAACCACTACAAGTAACTGCAAAAAATTTTTCATCAGGTAAAATATTTGTTACTAAATTTAATTTTAGATTCAAAAATTCATTACATTTTTTTACAAATTCATTTTTATTGTTTATTTGATTAAAGTTATCGTAATTGTAACAATCAATATTTAATTTAGTTAATAATGCCGATAAAATTCCAACCCCACAACCATAATCAAAAATTTTTTTTTTTAAAAATTTCAATGTTTTCACAAAAATATTCTATTATTTCAAAATTAGGAACAAATAATGTGTCTCCGAAAAAACTAATTCCTTCTTTGTTTTTTTGATTTAATTCGATTCCCGTGTGATATAATGATGGGTCGTTAAAAAATTTAGTGTTTGGTGATTTATTTACACTAAAATAAATTTTATTAATTTTATTAATAAATTCTTCTTCAAAATAATTTTTATACATAAATTTTTATTTTATAAATGTTTTATCCATTGCCTGACCTTCATAAGGTCCGGTTTTATATTCGTAAACTAATGTGTCGTCTTCCATAATAAGATAGTTATGACCACCTTCTAATGTATAACTTGAATCACCTGGATAAAGTATTGGTTCGGCGATGATTGTGTCATCTAAATCATAAAAGATACACTTAACACTACCCTGAATAACCACCCAACTTTCTTGTGCAATTACATTACGAGTTCTTTCTTTCCAAATGTGTTTATGTGGTTTGAAAGTTTTACCTTTCTCCATGTTCAACATTGAACATTGAATAAAATTTTCTTCAGATACAATATCGATACGACCTGATTTAATTTCTTCTTTACGAACAACCATGTGTAATAATTTATCTGGTTGTACTTTTGAATATATTTTTTCCATATTATATTTTAAATTTAAATCTCACTTCTTTTAATGGTTCTTTGGCGTGTGATATGTAATCCATAATATTAATCGGACAACCAAATGATGAATTTAAACCACCCACTCTCATTTCTTTATTGAAATTTTTAAAACAAGCCTCTAATACCCAATTGTCAGCCCACTCGGGTTCTTTATCAAATACTTCACCTGATAAGAAATAATTTAAATAGAACTTACCAAATTCTTTAGTGGTCTCATTAATGTTAATGAATTGAAATCCACTTTCAATCCAATCATTACTTCTTAAAATTACTAACCAATCATGTTTCTTTTGGTACTCATAGAAGTCATCTGTAAATTCTTGTGTAACATATGAATCACAATCAGCCCAAACCATTACATCACCAATTTCCAATTTCTCAATTGCTCTTGATATTGCAACAACTTTTCTAAACCAAAATGGAGAGCTATTCATATAATAGTTATGCGACTTATAACAATCTTTAAATGGTGATTCTTTTAAGAACGATTCTAACCAAGGTGAGTCCTCAAATAAATCAATTAACTCTAAATTGATTAAATCCTTCATCTCATCTAAATCAATTGACTCATTGTTATTAGATTGGTCAAATGAATTCTCGTGATATAGAATACATTTATTATTTAAGAATGATTGGGGTACATATCTTGTAAATGTGTTGTCTCTGTGTCTATATAATCTTGCGTTAAGTGATGAAACGAAGATAAAGTTATTAGGTGCTTTCATTAATTAAATTTGTTTGAAATGATATTAGCAATCTCCGCAAAACTACTTGAAGGATGTGCTATGGTTAATGTGGTATGTGCCAATAAGAAGATGTCCTCAACGGCCTCTTGTGCAGATTCTGTTGTGATTGCAAAACTGTTGTGGTCGTTCCACGGTAATGATGTGTCAGTTCTAACAATATAGTTATCTTTTTTACGGGTAATGATATTATTAGGATATAACTCCAACACAGTATTTTCAATATCAGGATCTTCAGTTGATAAGAAGAATTTAACATCAGGTTTGTCCTTTAGAATGTCTCTTATTGCGTTAACGTAACTAACAGCACCAACACCGAAGTCTGTACCACGAGCATGAATACCTAATACGTTTTTATTTAATCCTAATTCACCAACATAGTGGTCAATCTTATCTTGAATCTTTTTAATTGGTTGTAAGTTATGTAAGAACTCGAACGTATCTTCGTTACTAACATTACGAGAGAAGTTATTGTGATAGAAGATAATGTTATCTTGTTTATCATCATAATTAAATGAATCGTAACTACGATATGGATTCTTTTGTGATAACTTCTTTAATGTTGACCTACCGAATTTAGATTCTTCCCTTTCAAATCCGTGACCTGATCCACCTTCTGTGAGTAATAGACAGTTATTGAGTTGTTCCATATCATTTAATGTAATGATATCTAATTCATTATCAAATAATTCATGCCACGGAGCTAAACAACCATTAGGTGTAATATTATCCCAATAAGCTTTTAATTTTCTACCGGATTGTTTTGAAATTGCATAACAAGATGAAAGAGGTCTTAATCTATTACCTAATCCACTTGTTGAATAGTTTATAATTGTTTTCAAGTTAATATTTTAAATGTCTTCCTTGGTCTACAAAATATTCATTACCTTGTTGTTCACCCCGTAATGTAAATTTATTTGCATAACCTTTTAATTTTTTTATTTTTATTTTTTTATCTAATTTCCATAAACAAAACGGAAAACTAATTTGGTCTCTAGAACTAAATTTAGTTATTTGTTCCCACCACATTAATTGAAGTTCTTTAACAACGTCTGATGTTTTAACAATAAATGTGGACAATTCGTAAAGACCATACATATCCGGCATCCGCAATGATTTATAAAATGTAAATTGGTTTTTAATATTTTCACGAATATCTAAGTTCCATTGAGTACATGCACTCATTTCTTGATATATACATTTTCTATCTGGATGTTTAAATAACAATATATCAATACCATCACCAAACTCGTTGATAATTAATTGAGGGTCTTTTTTTAATTGATGATTACCATCTTCCCATATAATGTATTCGTATTGAGGAAACATTAATGATGATAGAATTTTATATGTTTTAGCTTCTCTTCTATTTTTATATTCATCTATGGTTGAGAATTTTAATACATCTCTTTGTTCCCAAACCTTAACATCGTCTTCTTTTTTATCCACATATGCAATATAATCACAATTTTCAAAAACCACTGGAGGATCGGTTAATTTATCCTTTCCGTCTGTGATTGAGGTAATAACTAAAAATTTTTTCATATGATATAATATAAACTTTTTTTTTGTAATTTAGAAGTTAATTTATTTATTTTTATAATGAACTGTAATAATTATTTTGTTTTTCTTGACGTCCTATTGTCTTGTGATGTTGTATACAATATTCTTCATCTAATGGTAATGATGAAAATTTCTGACCACCTATTATTCTTTCGTGTACTTTACCATACCAACTCATACCTTTACGAAATACACGTCCTTGAGCATCGGGGAAGTTAACCCACCCCTTTTTATTAACACTCCAACCCCATTTATTTATGTGTTCTTCGGTTAAACCATCTACAGTATTAATACGAGGAACAAATATTAAATCCACATCAGGATTCATTTCTAACATTTGATTTATATTTTTAACCATATATTCACTAATCATTTCATCGGCATCTATTTGATAGATGTAATCTCCCTGACAGTAGTCATTCAATTTGTTTTTCCAATTGGCAAAGTTACCTTCAAAATCAAACCCTCTCCACGTTTGAACGTGAGGGAATTTATTATATGGTAATAAGAAATCTAATATTTCGGGATTGCCGTTCTTCTCGTCATAGAGAATAACAATCTCATCTTCCTTTCTTTTATGTTCAAATAAAAATAGAACCAATCTTTTTATTTCTTCTAGTTCATTACAAACTGTAATTGCAAAACTTATTTTCATATTATGCTCTTTGTCCTCCGTTTATTCTTCCCGTTAATATATTTATTACTTCGTTGTCTATTTCTTCCACAATTTGTTCCGACATTAATCTCGTTAATTCAGCCTCAGCATCAATTGTATGAACCGCATTTAAATCGTCAATTAATTCAGGTCTCCATTGAGCACGTAGTGTTCTAACGATGTTCTGAATACCTTCCGATTGAATTGTTATCCCATGAAAAAATCTAAACTCTCTAACTCCCATATTATTGTTTTGGTCTGGCATAAAACTTAAATGTTTTACCGGTAGTACTGTCGGTAAATGTCATTATTGATTGGTTTGTGTTAGGTATAGTAATAACAACTTCAGGTCTTTCTACCGTTTCATCAGCAGTTGCGAAAACTTGAGGTTCATCATTATCAAATTGAACAACCCATTCACACGGCATGTATTTGATAATAGTATTTTCAATTTGAACTTCCCCTTTTTTCTTTTTTGTTGACTTCGCCATTTATTTAACTCTATTTAATTTAGGTAGTATTAGTTTAGTTTGTTGTGGTATAGTAATGAATGGTGTTAATATACTTTTAAATTTTTCTGTCATTTTACTTAATGAAAAATTGTTTTTATTTTCTTCTTTTAATATTTTAGATTTAGTTAAAAATTTATTATAATCTTTTTTAACCAATTTTAAAACCTCAACTACTTCATTGTAGTTAGCGGTAAACCATTTAGAACCTTTAATAATAAAGGTGTCGACCGCACTTTCATCAACATTGGTTAATTTGCCACCAACCATAATTGAATTATCAATAGATAAAAAATCCTTATGACCTGACCAATTAGATGCAATTACAGGTTTACCTGTCATAGTGAATTCTAATAGAGGTCTACCGAATCCCTCACCTTTAGTGATTGACACCATCGATTTAATTTTAGGATGATTGTATAAATCGTTCATTTCTTTATTAGTTAAATCACCGAACAATAAATAAATAGAAGGGGGATTTTTAATGTCACCAACAATTTCTTTTATTTTTTTTCTAAACGATTCTCTTTCTTTTACTGAAAAATTGGCAGAAGATGTTTTAAGAACTAATGCGGGTTTATTTTTATTTTCATCTTTAAATGATTCCACAAAACATTTAATTAACATACCAACATCTTTTCTATCTTGACCAAGGTTACCCTTCAACCAGTGACCAACAAAAAGATAAGCGAAATCTTCTTTGATATCTAATTTAAAATCTTTATTAATTACATCATTATAAATTGATATATCAGCACCTTCAAATAGAACCTCAACAGGTTTTTCTATTTTATGTTGTTTTATTATCTTATCACTATCTTTTTCTTTTTCATTATATACTGTTGATAAAAGAACTTCTTTAGAAAAATTAGATGTTGTAATGATTAAATCCATTCTATTACAACCATCAACCCAATCTTTAGGTGCGATAGTTGTTTCAATACCGGCAGTTATACCAATATTAAATTTACCAAATCTTTGAAATTCATTTGGTACTGTAACTTGAACATATATATCAGGTAGTCCTTGAAATTGTGTAACGATGTTTCCCTTAATCCATTGATGAAATAAGTTATCATCTTCTAATGCTGTCATAGGAGTTGAACCCCACACACAACTATCAATTTTAATATCAAACATATTCATTTGATATAACGATTCTAATAAATCTCTTGAATGTGAACCATATCCACTTCTTGTTTTAATTGGTCCTCTAAATAATAACGTTGGTTTCATTAAACTATTTTATATAAATTAAATCTTTCACGAGGTGTGAAGTTTTTTATTGTTGTCTCGATACCTTCACTCATTGAATCACACATTACTTTTGATGATAAGTTTTTAATAGCAAATTCTCTTCCTTTCAAACCATTTTGTTTTCTTAATTCTTTATCTGTCATATAGATGTCCATAATTTTATTTGCAACTTCTTCATCGTTAACCCTATCGTCAAATATATAAGGAGTAATGGGCGAACCATTGATGTTAGTCGCCGCCGGCCATATTGGATTTACCCAAACACCATGTGGAGTATCGTTATGTTTGTTTTTATTACTTAATGTTTCAACATCAATATAATCATCCGCAGTATAATCAAATCCACACTGGTCTTGTAATCCACCTGTAACATTAACAATAATAGGTGTTCCGGCCATTATACTTTCCGCAGTACCCAAACCAAATCCTTCATTACTTGCGATGTTAATAGTACAATCGGCAATGTTATATAATTCATTTAACTTGTCGGCTTCAATTTTATTGGTTGAGAACACAACATTATAATCAGGACATACTTTATCCTTTACAGCATATAAATCAGTACCATTGTTATCTATTGGTGTGGTATGTAATAACAAGACACATTTATTGGCATCTTCTTTTGATAATTTATCACAAAATAATCTATAAGCGTAAATTAAATCTGATGTTTGTTTTCTTCTAATATTTCTACTGTTATAAAATAACACAAAACTATATTCTTTATCACCAAACAATTGTTTATTGGTTTCTGTTAAATCAATGTCTAATGGTTTGAAAACGTTTGGATTAATTCCATGTGGAACATAACTAACTTGCCAATCCTCTAATGGTTTACGAATACCATCGTCCATTTTACCCACACGATTAACAATACCATAGGTTAATTTAGATATACAACCTAACCAATCACAACTTTCGTAGTAATCTTTGTTATATAATGGGTCGGGAAGATTATCCCAAATATGATAATAAAGAATTGGAACTTGTTGTCTTATTTCATGTTCAGCATCATATAACCATTGCCAATAGTGAGGGTCGGTAAAATGTAATATAGCGTCTATCTTTTCTTCTTTAAGAATTGTCCTTAAAACATTAATGTCACCATAACCATTATATGGTATTATCTTTACTTCAGCATCTTTAACACCCGTTCTTTCTCTAACATCATCGTTACAATCAACAAACTTACCGTTTTCAGGATGATTAATACCAGCACCTAATTGTATCCAATTAAACCTATCAACGGTACCCATTACGAATTCTTTAGACATTGTTGAAATACCTGAAGTCATTCGTAAATCGTCCGATAATAATAATATTCTTTTTTTACCCATATTAATATTTTGATCCACTCACAGATAAATCTGTGTAATTATTTATTTTATTTCTAAATGATTCGTCTTTGACGTAAAGGTCTAATGTACGATTAACTAATTTTTGTAAGTTAATATTGCCATCAATTGCATTTATCTTAAATTTTCTGTAAACGTCTTCCAATACATGGACACTTGTTAATTTTTTTTCTATTTTCATATTCAAATATATATTTATTGATATATACTATAATCAAAAAAATATCGTTAATAATAACGATATCTTAAATTATCGTGTATATTATTGATTAGTGTTTGATGTCCCCTCTTGAGTTACTGGTTGAGTAACTTCTGGTGTTTGAACTTCACTTAATCTAATGTTTACCGGTGGTTGAACTGGTGAATCTTGTTTTTTACCTTTACATCCGCATCCCATAATTGTTGTTTTTTATAAATATTTAGTTTATTCGTTTTTGGAGACCCTATACCATTCTTTTTTTGATATTGTTATACCATTTTTTGTTATATCATTTGATTCATAATCCTCCCAAAATTTCTTTGTTAAAAAATCCTCACAACTTTTTTTAAGTTTAATAAAATCACAATTCGTTGTAACTTTATTCCAAAGTAAAGTGTATGGTAGAAATCCAGGATGATTATTAAACCCCGATACAATATCTTCAGGATAGAAATCACCACACTTTCTAATATAACCAACTTCTTTGAAATTATCAATAGTCCACTCATCAATTCCACCTCTTCTATATCTTTCATTCTCATAAAACCAAATATTATTAAAGTTTAATTGATTTATTTGGTTTGAAGTTTCGGGTGACATTATTTCTAAATCTTTTAAATTATTATTAATTGGATTATAATTATCATTTATTATGATTTTCTTTAATTTATGGTCAACTCTTTGTACCTCTAATCTAGATGGTAAATCGTGAATCAATAAACCATCATTGTTTTCCCAACCTGATAGTGTTGATTGCATAAATAGAAAATTATATTTAATACCTGACTTTTCTAAGAAAAATTGAGTCCTCAATATATTATCTAAATAAGTTTTTATTTTATTTTCTAACGGAAAACTTAATTCAATTTCCTGAGCTTTTTCAAGAAAATATTTAAAATCGGGACCAATTTCTGAGAATGAGTCCATCGGCATGTGACAAGGACTTATGTAGATTTTATCCTTTAATTTCGGAATCGTTAATATTTTTTTTGAATTGTATATCTCCAATTCATCTAATAAAAATTGTATTGGTTCTAAAGAATTACTTTCTAAATTTTCTTTTTGAAGTAAATCATAATAGAAATTCTTTTTCTCCCAATCAAATAAATCTAAATCTAATTTAATATAATTAAACGGATGAACTGAAAACCTATGCCATTGTGACCATTCAACTAAAGTGTATATGTTTTTAGAATCAACACCCAAATCTAATAGTTTTTGACACACATAAATTGTTGAATCTGATTGCCAATCAGAACCTTGACTACCCATTGAAGTGTTAATTATAACTGTATCATCATCCATTAACAACCAATCTTCACCATATTCTTTACTTAAATTTGAATTACATGACCAATTGAAAGGTCTAAATGTGAACTCAGGAATACGACCGTAACTACAACCTGATGCGACAACAAATTTATATTTTTTTAAATCCATTTTTGTATTTGTCAATTTAATTTCTTATATTTTAATAATACGAAAAATAAATAAAAAAATCAAATGGATAAGGACTTCAAACCTATAAAGAGTGTTTACAACAGCAATTACGAAGTGATTAAGAATATAATGGATTTATATAAAATCGACCGTTTTGATTTAGATTGTACCTATTCTACCGGAAACTTTTGGAAGGAACTCCCAACACCAAAGTTTAAATCGGATTTATTCCCCAAAAACGATACAATTATTGAGGCCAGTTCAGAACATTTACCATTTGAGGATGGAAGTATGAAGAGTATTATGTACGACCCTCCATTTGTAATTGCGGGTAAAACATATAAGGATAATAGAGTGGGGAGTTCTATTATTGCTAAACGTTATGAGGGATATGAGACCTATGGACATCTAATGAAGAATTACTACAATACATTAAAGGAATTGTATAGAATAACCGAAAAAGATGGTTTGGTTGTTTTTAAATGTCAAGACACCGTTTCAGGTGGTAAAAATCATTTTACACATTCAATGGTTATGGATATGGCAATGGAAATGGGATTTTACCCTAAAGATTTATTTATTTTAGTTGCAAATTTAAGAATTAATAGTTTTGGAACAAAATGGACAAAACAAGAACATGCGCGGAAATATCACAGTTATTTTTGGGTTTTTCAAAAAACTAAACCAAAAGTTAAATACGATTTCTCAAACATTGAACCTTATTCTATTGAACTGGATTCTGAGGAGTCCCCAAATACATAGCAACTTTATCACCCACTTTCCACCCATCACAGGTACCTGCGGGAAATTCAATGATATGGTCACCAATACCTGTGTAACGAGGTAAAGTCATCCTGTGTGGGTCAGGAGCCTCACAGTTAGAATGTATACGATTAATACGGTTGTTAAGGACAAATAAAATATCTAATGGTATTAAACAGTTCTTCATCCAAAATGAATGGTGACCCTTACCCATCTTGAATACCATACAACCGTTTAGTTCTGTTCTACCCATCATACCTTTTTGAATATCATCTGGCGATGAAAGGTATTCGGCGGGAAATGTTTTGTTATTGATGTGAACTGACATATCTATAATTATTTGGAAATTTCAAATTAAAAGGTTATATTATAAAAAACAAAGTTATGCAAATAAAAATTAGAGAAATAATCTATATAATGATGATGATAACTGGTATTCTTATTGAGAAATACGGGTTGAATACGGGTAACCCTGAATTGGAAAAGATGTTTGGTTGGGGTATGATTAGTTTAGGTCCAATCAATATGGTGATTGATTATATTAAGAAACCTAAAAAGAAGTAATATGTTTAAGAATTATTATAAAGATTTTTTCATATATAATAAGAAACACCACTGGTTTATAATACCTGCAATTATTTTCTATTACGATAAGGATGAATATTATGAGGATGGTAAAACATCACCATCTTGGGGGTTAACTATTAGGTGGTTGACATATATGGTGGGGTTCCAAATACAAAAAAACCCTGATAATCAATAAATTAACAGGGTTTTAGTAAGGAGTTATAATCTTCCTTGTCCACGGTAGTTCTTTTCAGTTCTATCGTGTTTGTTGTGGGTCTTTACCGCCGAACCTTTCTTTCTCTTACCAAAAGAGACTTTGTTGTTACTAGCACTTTTTCCTTTTGCCATAAAATTTATTTATTTATAAGTATATACCAAATTATTTTTCTATTTTTGACCTAAACTTACAACATGGAGGAAATATTACTTTACCAACGATACTCTTACGCAAAAATCACCCCATATAAGAATTACTCTAAATTTCCGAGAGAGACACAACCACATAGTGGTATATATAAACATCTATCATATGATGACTTATATGGTGGTACAACTACAGAATATTATGATGGGGAAGAAGGTATTGGATTGGCACCTGTGTTAGATAACCACAATAAGAAAAATACTAGATATTTTTATTGGAAAGACGACCTTAAAAATATACCTGTTATAAAATACGCATCTAAACATAAAACGGATGGTGGAAGAGGTGTATTTTATACAACAAAAGATAGACACATAAAGAAATATTATAACGAACCATTCAGTGATATATTAGTAATTATTCTTGAGAGATCAATTATAAGAAGAGGAGATAAGGTTACAATAAAATCAAACAAATACACAAAACATAGAGGTTTCAATTGTAAGTATTTTAAAACAAATAGCTTCACCACATCAGTTACTTTTGATATGGTTAAAGGTGATTTTTTAATCATCGGTACAACTTTTACAGGTAAAAAGAAAAGTAAGCCTATTTTTAGAAAAAATAGTTTTAATCATCTTATGAATTTTATAAGAAGTACAGACGGACCATTTAAATTTTTAAGAAATCATATGGGTAAAAGCAATAGATTATATAAAGAATTATATAATGTATTTGATGATAAACATTTTAATGAGGCATTATACTTAGTGTTTAAACGAATGATTTCATTCCCAACAGATGGACCATTGTTTAGAGATTATTTTTATGATGAAGTGATGAGATGGTTTATTAATACAAAGAAAATAAAAACACCAAACGAATATAAAGATTTAATACTAAAATATTATCCAACAGAAAAGTATTTGAAGAAGAATGATAGGAAGTTAGTCGCGTCAATATTAGATGTGTTTCAAATCAAATCAAAAATAACAATTAAGTTATTACATGAAAGACCTAATATAGATTTAAGATCACTTTTAAGATTGTGTTATTTATTTGGAGATCAATACCAAAAATATATTGGGTCTATTAGTGTCGACATGTTTGGAGTTATGGGAACAATTAATGATTTACCATCATCATCCTTAAAAATGATGGAAAGTACTTGTAGTGATTATAAAAATCATGGATATGATATTAATGATATAGAAAAAGAAAATTTATTAAAGGTATTAACAAGTGAACCAGAAAGGGGAACTACTGTAAATGAAAATTTTATAGGATTAGTTGTAGATCATTTTCGAATGTTAAATAGAATTAGAGAATATGATTCTAACATTAGAATGAGGGCTAATAATAGAATTAAATTTCATAATGAACATAATGAATTATCTAAAATGATATCAGCAATTAAAAAAGGTTGGGTCATTCAATATTTTTATCCTGAAGAAACGGTGAGACAAATTCAACAACCGATTAGTTGTGAGAAAAAAAGTGAGTTGTGGAAACACAGTAGTAATGGTAATAAAGAACTTATCACTACAATAAGTGACGGTGAGATAATGATACACCCATATGTTCTAACAAGAGAAGAGGAATACGTTGAAGAAGGTAGGTTTATGCATCACTGTGTTGCATCATACGCGGAGACAGACACATCAATTATTGTATCGTTGAGGACTGAAGATAAACAAGATAGAGTTACGTGTGAGTTTAAAATATCAGATGGAAGAATGGTGCAATCAAAATATTTCTCAAACTCACAACCACCAAAACATTATCAAAATGTGATAGATGATGTAAGTGATTTGATTAGAATGCACGCGAGATTTGGAACACTCAACTGGTTAAAGAAGGACAGAGTACCTGTTATGATAAATGGAGTTGAAATTACTCCCGAAATGAGAGAACCGAGAAGATTAATTGATATTTTAGATTTAGACGACGCGGAACCTCTACCGTTTTTTTAACTACACATTTTCATTTAATCCATATATATTTCTATATGGATTTATTATTTTCGTACTCCCAACAAAAGAAGGATAAGAATAGAAAGAGAGATGAATCAATTAGTGAATGTTTAATTAGATTACACAAACACAATGATGAACTTACATATGAAGGTATTTTTGATTTTGATTATGATAGATATGGTACACCAAGACACGTAACCTTTGAACACAACTTAATTGTTAATTTAATTACAGGTGATATTTCAGTAAAATATAAGATTAAAAATAACTTAAACATTGATGAAAAAATGTTTAGAAGTACAGATCAAGATAAAAAGAATGATTTTAAATTATTATTTGATTTAGTTGAAAATGGTATTGCACGTGGGGAAAAACGAAGAGGATATTGGGGAGTTAAATACGAAAGGTCTGTTAATAAAATATGTGATATTTTTATTAAACAAATACAACCAAAATTTAAATCACAATTTCTTAAAGATAAGAATTATGAATTAAAACCTTATTACAATACCATCTATGACATGTTAGTTGATTATCATTTAGATATAAAAGGTATTAAAGGACACGATGCGGTATATTACGACATTCAAAATGATTACCCTAAAAAGAAATGGTTAGAAAAAAATGATTATAAATTTCTACCGTCCGTTTTAGATTACTATGGAATTAAATCAAAATATCTCATTAAAGAATTAAGTCAGAACGTTAGACAAATACAAATATCCACATTAAATTATATCTGTAAATTATTTGGTAATAATCATATTGAGTATTTAAAAAAATTCACTTGGGAACCCCATTGTTATGATACCCCACCAAATAAGAAATTACATTACTTAAAAAATGAATCAGAAAAAGAATTCATGGTTAAAGTAATTAATGATTGGGAAGTTGATACCATTAAAACTGATTCATTAATTTATACATTAAATAAATTATTTTCAATTAGAGATTTATTAGAACAGAGAGGACTTAATTTAAAGTTTAAAGCAAAAAATGATATTGAATTTGATAACACTATGGAGATGTGGTCAGGATTGAAATTACATTTTGCGCGTGGATATAAAGTGAGATATCTTATTGATGAAGATTTTGTAAAAGAAATTGAAGAAGACATAGTGATTGATGGATTAGTGTTTAAACCTAAAATATTATTAACTGAAGATGATTTTAGAATCGAAGGGTTCAATATGAAAAATTGTATGTCTAAACAATTCGCACACGGAGTCATTTATATATTTGCATCATTACAATACAAAAGGAAAAGAATTAACTTACAATACAGAAAAGGTAATCTAATACAGTCCTATGGTAAGGCTAATACACCGGTTATTGAGATATTTGAAGAGGCCACCAATATTTTAACTTCAAGGTTCAAGAAGTATCCAACAATAGAGTGGAAAAAAGACAAATATGATTTCATAACTTATTGATAATCAATGTATTTTTTTAATAAAATATTTTTTGGTATTTCATAATAAATTCTTATTTTTGTTATGAACTAAACTAAATCAAATGAAATATCTATCAGTTTGTAGTGGTATTGAATCCGCTACAGTTGCGTGGGAACCACTTGGTTGGGAATGTGTTGGTCTGTGTGACTTCGCATCGTTTCCACAAAAAGTATTATCCCATCATTACCCAAACACAACATTATTTACTGACATTACTAAACTAACCCAACATGAAAAGTACAAAAAAATTAAATTCGACTTATTGGTCGGCGGAACGCCTTGTCAATCTTTTTCCGATGCAGGACTCAACAAAGGAATGGATGACATCCGTGGTAGAATCTCCCTTGAATATGCAAGAATTCTTAAAGACAAACGACCTAAGTGGTTCATTTGGGAAAATGTCGAAGGGGTTTTTAAAAAGCAACACAAAAAAGCCTTATGTGAAATCATCTCCTCTTTCACTGGTGTTGACTTCAAACCAGAAGGTCTCGACAAGCAAGGGATTGTTCAAGGGGAAGAATATTCAATCGCTTATAGGGTTCTCGACAGCCAATACTTCGGAGTTCCCCAACGACGCAAAAGAATCTACATTGTTGGATATCGTGGAAAAAACTGGAAAATCCCATTCTCAGTATTATTTGAACAAGGATGTTTTGAAAGCGTTAAAGAGAAGAATAAAAGCAAGAGGGATGAGTACACCAAAAATATTCTTGGAGAAATTAAACTCGCTGGTACGATAACAAAATCATACGGTCAAACTCAAACAGATGGTATGGGTCCAGTATCAACATCTAATTTTTGGGTTGATGATAATGGTATAAGATGTTTTACTGAAAGAGAATTAGAAAGATTACAAGGGTTTCCTGATGGGTATTTGGATTTTGAGGTTGATGGTAAGAAACCTGGTTATTCTGCGGTAAAAGGAGCACTTGGTAATTCAATGACTGTCAATGTAATGTATTGGATAGGACAGCGAATTAACTTTATTGACGATTACATTGAGAATAAAAAGATTTTGAAATCTAAGAAAATTTAATTATATTACAATATGCAAGAAAAAGAATCAAACACATCAACACATTTTTGGATTAGTTTAGTTAAATCTTTTTTTAGAATTTGTGCGGGTGTCGCTTTAGTTGACGGGTCTTTAATGGATGCTGGTGGTTTATTAATCATAGCTGAAGCTCTTGGCATTGCTGAAGAAATATTTTAATTATGAATTACTTCCAAACAATGGCATTTGCAAACAAATTATATTACGAAAATATGAAAACATTTAAAGATTTGGAATTTAATCCACATCCATCAGGAAATGGAATTCAAGCTAGAGTAAATTTTAAAAATGGTCACGGACTTAGTGTTGTTAAGGGACACATCTTTATCGGAGACAATGATTTATTTGAGATGGCAGAACTATTCAATGATGAATTGGTAAGTGGAACATCAATAATGGAAGTTACTGAAGAACAGATAACAGAAAAATTAATTGAACTACAAGAATTATAATATGGAAAACGAAACAAAATTTAGAGCGGGAATTGTAATGTCTTTGTTAGGGTTGGTTATAATGACATTTGAATATTTTGAAAAAGATAGGGTTTATCAAGAACTCATAGTATCGTCATCGAAACAAATTGACAGTTTGAAGGAAGAAATAGAATTTAAAGACAATCAAATTGGATTACGTGATATGATAATTGAAGAAGTGAAAATAAAAAATCCATTAATGATAGATGATGTTCTAAAAAATACCGAAGGGTTAACGTATGAAAAATAAAGAAAGTGAAATATTTTTAGGTGCAGGTAATAACATGTCAATGAAATCGTCTAGATTGGTGACCACTTATCAAGTACTTTATTTAACTACCCCCAAAGATGGGACCATATCAATGAGTATTAAGATTGAGGCGGATTTTGATACCATACCCGAAGAATATCAAGAGGTGTTTATGAATATGATATCTGTAAAATATTTGAATAGGGTTTCATTTGGTGATAACCCATTCTCACAATGTTTACCGGCACCTAAAAAACGTTGGTGGCAAATTTGGAAAAACTAAACTATAAAGATATGATTTACATTATCATTGGTATTATTGGGACAACACTATGGATGGCATTTGAAATGTGGAGAGCCCCTATGATGGATGACAACGGTAGAATAACTAAACCAGGTAATAAACTATCAGATTTATTTAAAAAGAAAATATGATATTTATCATATAAACAACTATTATGGCATATTCAGATAAAGTGTTGGATCATTATTCTAACCCCAAGAACGTGGGAACATTAGATAAATCCAAATCAAATGTAGGAACTGGGTTGGTTGGTGCTCCCGAGTGTGGTGATGTAATGAGATTACAAATTGAGGTTGTAGATAACATTATTACCGATGCTAAATTTAAAACCTTTGGGTGTGGTTCAGCAATCGCATCATCGTCAGTTGCAACCGAATGGTTAAAAGGTAAAACGTTAGATGAGGCAATCACAATTGATAATATGGATTTGGTTGAGGAATTAAACCTACCACCGGTTAAGATACACTGTTCAGTTTTAGCACAAGATGCCATACAAACTGCAATAAACGATTATAGAAAGAAACAAGGATTAGAGGAAATAATCTTTGAAGAATCACATGTATAAAAAATATAAATTATGAGTTTTATTATTGGAAGTAGTTGTGTTGATTGTATGGATACGGCTTGTGCAAATGCGTGTCCGGTTGATTGTATTCACGGACCAATAAATGTTGAAGGTTCAGGTTCAGA